TGGCGGCGTGATCGGCGGCGCCACGTCATCGGGTAGCGCCACCGGCAAGCGCGGGGGCGCATAGGCCAGAAGCTCCAGGCTATCGGCGATGCGGGCAAGCGCATCATTGGCTTGTGTGGCCTTGGCGTCCGCCGTTCCAGCGTCAAGCGATGCCTCTTGAACCAAAAGCGTCAGGGCGGCAATTTCTGCCGGGGTCAGGTCTGTTGCTTGCGTGAAAAGCGCCTCCACTTTCCGAATGCTGTCATCATCCGGCAGAAATGCCGCAAGCTGGTTTCGGTTAAGGCGAATGCGCGTCATACCGCAAGCGGCTCCACGCTCGCCTCTAACCTCGCCACGGGCAATAGCGCGTCACTGGTGCCCTGGAAACGCTGAATGCGCCAATTCCGCATCATGCCCTGTTGATGCCATACAGCGCGCTTATTCAAGGCGCCAAAACCATTCAGGGACAAGCGCCGGTCTTGGCTCCAATTCTGCCCGTCAACGCTATAGGATGTGGTCACAACCGGATCAACACCGAACACGACATAGCCAGGCAAGCAAACAAGCTCCAGGCTATGCACCACCGCGCCCCGACTTTCATTGTAAAGGATCGCAGTCTGAAACTGCCACCGCACCTTGGCGCCGTAATGATCGGCGCGGCTTGTGGTCAGATAGCCGTAGCCATTGCCCGTAGGATCACCGCAAAGCCATTTGTCATAGCACCACACGAAGTTGCGCGCCCGGTACTGCGCCACGCCTTCAAGTGAAGATGTCAGGACGAACCATGCCTGTTGTTGCAATGCTTCCGTTGCCGCCGCGTCAAAGACAAGCGTCTGATCTGGAAGATGAACGTAAAGGTATTGATGCGCGCGGTCGTTCCTCGCTTCAAGCAAAACCTCCGCAAGTTGTGTCTCCGAATATCCGGCAAGAACGCGGTCAATCTCCGCCGTGCTGATCTTGCGCGCGACTGAATTTGTCCCCAGGTAGATGCTAGGCGCCTCATTCCGCGCCGAACCAAGAAAGGCAATGGTTTCCTGAAACACGCAACATGCGCGGGTGCCGACGCAACCTTTTTGGATTTGCGCGCTTTCAATGCGCGCAAAGGGGAAATTGTCGCCCCCCACGTTGTCAAACACTTCAATCGTGTGGCGGTTTAAGGCATAGACCTCGTTTCGCAGTTTCAGCAGCGCGACGACTGGATCTGGATCAGCTTCGGCGCTGCCATACTTCAAGGGGTCAACCGCGAATGGATTGCCCAATTCCGTAACTACAAGAAACTCGCCGTCCGTGGTCATGAAATAACCGTCCACCCAAACCACGTCCAAAACCGTGCCCAGGTCGGTATCCGTCACCTGTTGAAGTGCGGTGCCATTGTAGAGATACAGGCGCCCGGCGGATGCAATGGCCAAATAGTCAAAGGAATAATCAAAAGTTGCCAGCTTGTCATTTATGCCAACATCGCCAATATCGGTCAGGCTTCCATCGGCGGCAATCTGCACCAGCCTGGAACCCATAACGCGGTAGCACTGCCCTCGCCATTCAATCCCGGCACGATCCACGCCCGGCCCCGCGCCTTGACTGACAAGCCCCTCAGCCGGGCGCAAATAGCCATTGGAAATCCCTTGCGGCATTGGGACCGGCGCCATATTCACCGGGTAAGCTGTCCGGAAATCCGGGCTGCTATCCGCATAAACGCCGGTTAAGATCGGGATTTGCACTCAAACCCCACCTTCGCCGGGCTGAATGTGAAGCGTAGTGCCAGCAGCGCTGATATACGCCACGTTGCCTTCGCCCTCGCCCTTGGAAAGGATAACCTCAGAACCGGACCGCACTGGCGTATCGGCAGTTGTCGCCGTTTGCGTGCCGATGCCCACCCGCACATGGCAGATATTGCCCCCGCTATTCACAAGGCGCACGCTTTTGGCCTTTGGGTCAATGGTCACTTCTGCCGATGCGGCGGCAGGCGTAACCACCTGATTAGCGCCACGGCTGGGGTAGAATGGTGCGCGAATGGTCATGTTTTATTCCTTACGCCTTCATGATGATCCAGTTGGAACCGTCGCTTACAAGCTCGGCCCAATTCCCTGCCGTGCCCGATACAATGGCCGTGCCCGCTGCGCCGCCCGCAAGCGGAACCACGTTTGATGATGCGCTGTTGATTGCCTGCGCCTGAATGGTTTTCATCACCACCACGCGCCCGGTATAGCTTGACGCCGCAGGCAATGTCACAACACAAGCCGATCCCGCTTTGTTGTTGATGATGTAATCTTCCGCATCGCCAAGCGTAAAATCTGCCGTCTTGGTGACAGGCGCAGCGCGGCGCAAGCCAGTTGTATTGGGCGATGTCAGCGTCTTATTGGTCAACGTGTCAGTCGTTGCGCGCCCGACAAGCGTATCCGTCGAAGTTGGAAGCGTCAGGGTGCCCGTGTTGCTGATGGTGCCAATGACCGGCGCAGTCAGCGTTTTATTGGTCAGGGTTTGCGCGCCCGTGGTTGTCACCACTGGAACGCCGCTCGCCTGCACCACGCCCGTTCCTTTTCCTGCGAGGTTCAAGCTGATGTTCGTGTCGCCGCCCGTTGCGGTCAAGCTGGGCGCGCTGCCCGCCGCCGCATTGGCAAGCGTGATTTCATTTACCGCCGCCGTTGTGGCAGAAACAAGCAAAAGCTCGTTTCCGTTCACGTCATTGATGCCGGTCGAAAGCGTCAGGCTGCCAAAGCTGGATACCGTATTGCTGGAGAGCGTATACCATGTCCCTTGCAGCCTATTGAACCGGATCGTAAAGAACCCTCCTACCCCAAGAGCGCTAGGCACCCCCAACAACGTGCCGCCGTTACCGTTCACGGTAAGCGCCGCAATGCTCTGTGAAGAAACCACAAGGATTTCCTGCCCGTCAAAGCAAGACGCCACAGGGGGCAAGGTAATGGTGCCAGCCGCGAAAGCGCCAGTCGGGTTGATAATCAAGAATAGGCTTTGCGTTTGCGCGCCAAGCAGCAGGTTGAAGCCGCTCGAAGTTGGCGCGCTGATCTGTGTGGTGTAATCCGGATCGGCAAATTCAGATTCAAAGAACGCCAATAGCGTCGAGAGGCTAGCGCGGCGCGTGTCGCCTTCGCCGGGCGCATAGACAAGGATGTTATCGCCCGCGCTCAGGCTGTTGATCGCGGATAGTTGGTTGATCGTCGGCATGGCGTTCCGTTCCTACGGTTCAAGCGGGCCATCGGGCCCGACCAAGACAGGATCAACCGGCCCCGGCATAAATGGATTGTCAGATACCCAAGGCCGGTTGCCCGCGCCCGCCGGCAGAGTTTTGGGGAATTGCATTTCAGAAGGCATGGCAGCCCGCGCCAGCAACGCCTCATAAGCTTGCCGGGCCGATGTTTTCACTTCCACCGCCACCTGCTTGCCATAGGAAGGCGCAAGCCTCAGCGCTAAATTGGAAACAATAGCTTCAACCGCCCGATCTGGAATGCTGGTCTCTTCATCAAGGCCGCTATCTTCCGGGCTGCGAGGCAACGGATAGGCAATGCGGATGCCTTTACTATTCCAAGTCGCCAGCATGGAATCCATCCGGCGCAGCGCCGATTCCATCTGTGCCGGCGTCAGATCGAAGGTATAGGCCGCGAGGCCCACCTCTTCAAACGCGGCTTCGATAAGCTGGCGCTTGGTGTAGCTCATTCCGTTGTCGCCATCTTGGCTTCAATCTCGGCCATCAGGCGCTTGTTTGACCACCGGCCATCCACCTTAATGCCAAGCTCTTCTGCCTTCTGGTCCAATTCGGCGCGCATCACGGGCGCTTCATCGGCAGGCACAGGCGCGGCTTCTGGCGCGGCTACAGGCGGCGCCATTGCGTCGGCAAGGCTTTCATGCCAGCCATCGGCCAAGGCAGCCTCTAGCGCCTCTTGCGTGGCAACGCCAAGATAGTCATAGGTAAAGCCAGGCGGGCCAAAATGCGCGCCAGGAACACGGTAAAGAGTAGTCGGAAGGCTTCTCATTTTGCACCTTTCGGGGCTTTGCCAGGCTTCCCGGCTTTCATCGCCGCCGTGCGGGCGGTATTCAAAGAAATGGCCACCGCCTGCTTTTGCGGTTTGCCAGCCTTCATTTCCTTGCTGATATTGCTGGAAATGGAAGCCTTGGAATAACCCTTCTTCAATGGCATAAAAGCCTCCTGCAAGGGGTTAGGGCGGGCCGTGAAGCCCGCCCCAAGCATTACGACAAGCGATAGCTGACGAAAGTGTCAGCCGCCGTCTTGCGGGTCCGCCAGCGCGCGGCAGAACCGGAAGTCGCACCAGTCGCCGCCGCCCCGACAATCGTATGACCGGAAGCGCCTTGCGTCACGGTAAGCGCGAAAGCCGCAAGCGTGGTCAGCGTCCAATCAAAGCTATCGTTGATAGCAAAATTGGAAACCAGGTCCATCGCCGCGCCAGTCGGAAGCTGCACGTTACGGCTGGCAGTCGGCGTGGCAGTCACATAACCCGTCAGCAAGTCAGCCGCCGCAAAGGCCATGGAAGCACCATCGGCAATGTTGGCGGGGGTCACTTGAACTTGCGCGTTCAAGCGGCCCTGTTGCACCACCGGCGCCGTGCCAATCTCGTAAAAGGCAACCACGCCACCGGAAGCTTCAACAATGATTGTGGCGCCGGTGGAATACGGGCCAAACACCGTCTGACCGTTAATCACCGTGCCAAGCAACGTCACCACATCCGGGTAATTCGGAAAGCCTTGCTTGCGGAATACCTGGGCTGAACCCTGGCACGCCACCGCAATGCTTTCATTCGCCGGAATGACAATATCGCCGGAATTGCCCTGCGTCAAAACGAAACTAGAAAAAGTAGCCATGTCTGTGATCTCCTTCTGTTTCGATCAGGTCTGCGAAAACATGATGATGCCGCTCATCTGCGG